CGACACCGGCCAAGACAACGTGCTGGCGTGGCTGTCGGACAACAGCATGGTGCTGTCGCGGGTCAACAACGAGGGCTGGTGCGGCGTCGTCTGCCCCAACCATGCCGCGCATTCGGACGGCAGCATCGAGGGCCGCTACAAGCCGCTGGATCGCTCCTACTGCTGCTATCATGGCCACTGCCAAGACCTGACCAGCACGACGTTCCTGAAGTGGGTGTCGGACAACGGCGGCCCGACCGTGACGCCAGGGCTGCGCGACGAACTGATCGCCGAACGCATGAGGCTGATGGCCGAGAAAATCTCGCCAACCGAAGCGTTCCCGGATCAGGCCGCCATCACCGTCAAGGAGGTGGAGCGCAAGGAGGCCGGGCGGCTGACCAAGACCGAGTGGTTCGACCGGTTCGCCTACGTGCAGTCCGACGACAGCTATTTCGACATGGTGACGCGCCAAGAAGTGCCGCGTCAGGTGTTCAACGCGCTGTTCCGCCACGTCGATTGCCGGTCGATCCACAACAACAAGCGGCAAGTTGCCGCGTCGGTCTACTACGACGAGCGCCGACAGGAGTTTGGTGCGAAGGCGCTGACCGGCATAACCTACGCCGCCGGCGAGGAGGTGCTAGTGGCGCGCGATGGGCTGGTCTACGGCAACCGCTGGGTCAATGCCCGCCCCGACATGAGCGCCACGGCGTCAGTCAGTGACGCGCAGATCGCGCCGTGGCTGGATCACTGCCGCAGTCTGATCGAGGAGCCGTCCGAACTGGAGCATATCTTCGACGTGATGGCGTACAAGGTTCAACACCCGAACGTGAAGATCAACCACGCGGTGCTGCACGGCGGCGACGAAGGCAGCGGCAAGGACACCATGTGGGCGCCGTTCCTGTGGGCCATCGGCGGCAAGCACCAGCACAACCGGTCGATCATTGAGACGGGCGAGATCAACAGCCAGTGGGGGTACAACCTGGAGGCTGAAGTTCTGATCCTGAACGAACTGCGCGAACCGGAGGCGAAGGAGCGCCGGGCGTTGGCCAACAAGCTCAAGCCGATCATCGCCGCGCCGCCAGAGACGCTGCTGATCAACCGCAAGGGCCTGCACCCTTACGAGATGCTGAACCGGGTTCAGGTGGTGGCGTTCACAAACGACCCGCTGCCGATCACGCTGCCGACGCAGGATCGCCGCTGGTTCTGCGTGTGGTCGCGCGCACCGCGGATGACCAAGCCAGAGGCAGACGCGCTGTGGGATTGGTACAAGGCCGGCGGCTACGAGAAGATCGCGGCTTGGTTGCATCTGCGCGACGTGTCGGCGTTCGGCGCTGCCGCTGCGCCGCCGGTGACCGAGTGGAAGCTGAACATGGTCGAGCAGGGCATGAGTGTAGCCGAGAGCTACTTGGTCGATATGATGCGCCTGCGCGTGGGGCCGTTTGCGTCGGGCGTTGTCGGCGGGCCGTTCCACAAGCTGTGTGATCTTTTGGTCACAGAGGGTAAGGTTCCTGCGGGTGTCAAAGTGCCGCAGGCTGCACTGCTGCACGCCTTCAAGGAAGCCGGTTGGACGGACTGCGGGCGTCTGGGGTCGGCTGACTTCCACACCAAGCGGCATATCTTCGCAGCCCCGGAGATTGCCAGAGTTCATACCAAATCCGACCTTCGCCGGATGGTAGAAAACATTGATACCACCGGGGCGAAGGTGGTAGGGATTCATCAACAGCGCACCCCAAACCAGCGCGGTTGATGACGGAAACCCCCGGTGCGCCTCACTGCGCCGGGGGTTTCTTTTTGCTTGGCCCTTGCAACAGAATGTTTGCACCCATAGGATAGCGCCATGACCGAGAAAGAGATCGAAGCCTACTTCGTGAAGCGCGTGAAGGCGCTGGGCGGGTACAGTTACAAGTTCCGCAGCGTGACGCAGCGGGGCGTGGCTGACCGCATCGCCTGCCTGCCGAACGGCCAGACGTGGTTCGTGGAAATGAAGAAGCCCGGCGGGCGGCTGTCGCCGCTGCAAGAGATATTTGCCGAAAACATGGCCGAGATGAACCAGAATTACGCATTGCTGTGGTCGAAAGAGGACGTGGACGATTGGGAAAGGAAAATAAAATGACAGTATACTACAATGAGATAGACCCATACGCCGCGCAATGGCTCAGGAACCTGATCGCGGCAGGACACTTGGCGAAAGGTGAAGTTGATGAGCGCAGTATCACAGAAATTCAACCTGATGACCTTCTTGGTTTCGACCAGTGTCACTTCTTCGCAGGAATCGGCGTCTGGGGCCACGCCCTGCGCCAAGCCGGATGGGCCGACGACCGGCCCGTCTGGACGGGCAGTTGCCCTTGCCAGCCGTTTAGCGCCGCAGGCAAGCAGGAAGGCTTCGCTGACGAGCGCCATCTCTGGCCCACCTGGTTCAATCTCATCCGCCAGTGCCACCCTGCAATCGTCCTTGGCGAACAGGTTGCAAGCGCGCTCGATTGGCTCGATCTTGTATCAACTGACATGGAAAGCGCGGGCTACGCCTTTGGGGCGGCAGATTTGTGCGCTGCGGGGTTCGGCGGCGCGCACATCCGGCAGCGACTTTATTTCACGGGGGTGGCCGACACCGTTGGCAGCGGACGCCAGAGGACGGGCGGGCAAAGCCGCGCACAAAGTGTCGGAACTGCCGAACGCAGTGGAACTAGCGGGCTGGCCAACACCCCGCTCGACGGACGGCGACAAGGGGTCGAGGACGGCGGAAGGCTGCGAAGCGGAAATTGCGAGGAAGGGACGGCTGGACGATCTGCCATCAACAGCGACCTATCTGGCGGGCTGGCCGACGCCGACCACCAACGACAGCGTTCGCCAACCATCTCAAAACTTTGCAACGAAGAATATTACGCTGAACCACGGAGCAGTGTTAGCGGGCTGGCCGACGCCGAACACCATGACGGGCGGGCAGTCCAGCAGAAGCGGCGACCGGAAGGGCGAACCGCTGATGGGTGGGATTGTGCGGGGGCTGGCGGAAATGGCGACGACCGGCCCCATGCGCCTATGCTGGGACGGGACGCTGCTGACTGGCTCTACTGCCGGGATGACAAGTGGAGGCCGGTTGAACCCGGCACATTCCCGCTGGCTGATGCGGCTGCCAGCCGCGTGGGACGACTGCGCGCCTACGGAAACGGCCTTGACGCTGAAACGGCAACGCAGTTCGTAGCGGCTGTGATGGACTGCGCGCCGTGAGACTGCGCCCCTACCAGGACGACGCCGCCGACTTCCTGTACGAGCGCGACCGGGCGATGATCTTGGCGCCGGTGGGCGCTGGCAAGACCGCGATCACGCTGACAGCCATGCAGGCGATGCTGAACGACGGCTTGGTCAAGCGGTGGCTGGTGGTTGCCCCCAAGCGCGTCTGCACGGACGTGTGGCCGGTCGAAGCCCCGAAGTGGTCTAACATCACGCCGGCGCTGGCGGTCGGCACCCCGGCGCAGCGTAAAGCGGCGTTGGCCAGCGCCGCGCCTGTGGTCGTGATCAACTACGACAACCTTGATAAGCTAGAGGATTTGTCAGGTTTTGACGGCGTCGTGTTCGACGAACTGACGCGGCTGAAGAACCCCAGCGGGAAGCGGTTCAAAACACTGGAGAAACTTATGTCTACGATGGCGATACGGTGGGGATTGACAGGCTCGTTCACGTCGAACGGCCTTGAGGATGTGTTTGGCCAGTGCAAGATCATTGACCAAGGCTTGCTGGGCCGCGCCAAGGGCGCGTTCCTCCAGCAGTACTTCCACTGCGTCAACCGCGAGTTTGGTCAGTGGACGCCGGCACCCGGCGCGCTGGAACAGGTGATGGAACGGATCAAGCCGGCGACGTTCGTGCTTGACCCAGGCGACTACAAGGACAAGCTGCCGCCGTGCCATGTCGTTGAGACGCGGGTTCAGCTTGCGGATCGCGGGCCGTATGAGAAGATGAAGCGCGACTACGTCGTCAAGTTCGGCGACGACCGCGTCATCGCCCAGAACGCCGCGTCGGTGACGACCAAGCTGCAACAGATGGCGTCGGGGTTCGTCTACAACCGCGAGGGGCCGCTGCCGGTGCATTGGTTCAGCAGCCACAAGTTTGACCGGCTGGAGGAACTGCTGGATGAGAACCAGCGCGCCAACACCATCGTGGTGTACAACTACCAAGAGGAACTGGCCGAACTGCGCCGGCGTTTCCCGCACGCCCAGACCATAGAGGACAAGGACGTGATTGAGCGGTGGAACGCCGGCAAGGTCGAACTGCTGCTGGTGCATCCGAAGTCCGCAGGCCACGGCCTGAACCTTCAGCACGGCGGCTGCCACATGGTGTTCGTGTCGCTGCCGTGGTCGCTGGAGTTGTACGAGCAGACAGTCGGACGCCTGCACCGCGGTGGGCAGCGCCATGCGGTGTGGGTCTACGTGATGCTGACCGAAAAAACGATTGACGAACGCATCTGGGCGGCCCTTCACGAAAAGCGTGCCGTGTCAGACATAGCGATGAAGGAGTTGAAGAATGAACAAGGTTGATTGGCGGTCGCTGGCCGCCACGCTCACGTCCATGTCGGAGGCCGAGGTCAAGCGCCTGCTGGACGACGAGATGGCGACGCGCCGCCGCATCGGGATCGTGCGCCGCCTGCACCAGCGGTACGCCATGCTGCGTAATGCGCGGGAGCGCGCCGAACTGATGGCGAGGCTGGGCGCATGACGGACGCAGTCAATCCCGACCACTACAAGGTCGGCGGCATTGAGACGATTGACTACCTCCAGGCCAAGCTGTCGCCAGAGGAGTTCGCCGGCTACTGCCGCGGCAACGCGCTGAAGTATATGAGCCGCGCCGGGCATAAGGACGCCACGGTGCAGGAGATCGGCAAGGCTATCTGGTATTTGCAGTGCTGGCGGGACAGTCTGATTCACACAGACACACCCACGTAGAGTTGTGCGTCTCGATTGCCTTCACCGTCTCAGCGGTGTCCGTCTTGCTGTCGTAGCTGATCGGCTTGGCGATGCGGCAGTAGTCACCGACGAGCGCGGTCGAACCTGTCACGCAGCCGGTCAAGACGAGCGGGATCGTCAGCGTCCATAGCGGCTTCAGCCTTGGCAACATTCGCATCAAGTTGCTCCTGTGCATCCTGACGCCCTTGCGCCCGCAGCTTGGCGTTTCCGAAATCGGTAAACACCCGGTCAAGCAGCGACAGCAAGAGCGTCAGGAGTTTAATCACGCCTCAGGCTTTTCCATCAAAAACACGGCGGCGAGCCCAGCCAGACCGGCAACCGCAGCGGAGATCGCTTCCCACTGCACGTCCGTCAGGCCCAGCGCCAGCGCGAGGCTGGCGACGCCGGCGTAGGTGCTTGGCTCTTTGAGCCGGTTCACAAGCCAAGAAACCATCTTCATATCAATCTCTCCTTACATTTGTCGCCGTGCCAACGCCCGAACATTCCGGGGGCGGCAGACTTTCCGCAATGCGGACATATTTTGCGGACACGCGCAAACGCTAATTTTGACGCCAACGCCCGAAAGTCAGGGTCTTGCTGGTATCCTTCTTTACGTTCTTTTTGGTTTTCTTCTTGCGGAACAAACCTACATGTTTGGATAGAATACGCGCCTTCATCATTGTACCTAGCCAAATGGAATTGGCCTTTACGCTTCCCTACCTTTGAAGGGCGCAGCCCGGCGGAAACCATCATATTCAAATATTCTTCAAATGTTAGGTTGGACGCAGGTTGCCGCACGTACAGTTTCCGCCAAGCGTCGCGCGCGAGGTATATTTCGGCGACGTCCCAGTTAAAAGAACGTGCGAGGGCAACGCGGTCAATCATGGATAGTTTGCCCTTGGCAACTCAAAATGCGGGCCGTCAGGAAATGACCGACTAAGCACTTTTGCCGTTATTGGCCCTTGGATTGCAGAAAGCAATTTCCATGTGCCGCCCCATCGGATCGGCACATTTTCGTGGATGGATGCCGCCCGCATGATTTCCGCCAATTTAAGGTACAAACTCCAATCCCAGCGCACAACATTATCCAGCATCGGCGCCAGATCGACGGCGTGGCCGGTCAGGTGCCGAGAGTTCAGCGTGCGGGTCGCGCCTTGCGCCAGCAACTGCTTCTGCCTAGGCAGCGTCCGCAGCCCCTCCAGCACGGTGAAGTCCAGACTGGACAGGGCGGCAGCGCGGCGGACAACGCGAACCA